GCATCCTGATTGGGTTAAAGTAATTCAAAAAATAAAAGTAAACACTACTTTAGGTGATAAAGTATTTCGTCAAGGAAATGCCGCAAATTCTAGAGTATCATCTAGGGTAGTAAATGGTAAACCGATAGGTGTACAAGCCGGTCAAATTGGTATCGAAACAACTGTATTTTGGGATGCTCCTAATGATACGCTTGCTTTTATTTTAGGTCATGAGTGTGGACATATAATTATGAATCATGGGTTTTCTTTGGCATCTGATGCTAGAAATAATGAACAAGAAGCAGATATTATTGGAGCCTCTCTTGCTAAAAAAATAGGTTATGACAGGGCTAATTTCTTTAATTTTTTATTCAATGCTAAAGCTGAACAATTAAAAAATGGATCACCCAATGATCCTCATTTAGAACCAGTTGATAGAGTAAAGTTTTTGAAAAAGAATGCTGATTTTGAATTATCACATAACACTATACAATATATTGATTCACTTGCTCAACAACTAAAGCAAGGCTTAGCAGAAGCAAGTGGCTATATCCCTAGTGAAAAAGAAAAAAACGATCCACGTTTTAAGACAGCATTAACAGTAGATGTAGGACCATATAGCATCAAAAAGAACGCAAAAGCATTTAGCTGGCTTACATCAAGGGCCGGCATTCCACCAACAGCAAGCCCAAATGGTAAGGTATGAACGATACTATTTGTAAATATGTATTCAATAGTATCACCATATCAAACAGCGGAACAGTAGACCCTTGTTGTGCACCAAATGGCCCGCATACTAAAGTATACCATGATAAAATAAAAAATCCTTTAGTTATACATGATGACTTTAATGAGGTATTGAACAACACCCAAATAGTTAATCTTAGAAAATCAATGGTTGCCGGAGAAAAAAATTCACTATGCGATACATGTTGGCAGAGTGAAAGAATTAATGGTGAGAGTGAGAGAACTTTAGGAAATACAAATTTACGAAATTCTGATGTATATAACAAAATAATTGATTTTTCAAATATATTTCATATTAACTTATTTTTAGGAAATAAATGTAATTTAGCATGTAGAATGTGTAGTCCTTGGTGCAGTTCATTAATAGCAAAACAAACTGACATTATTTACCAACGACCACCTACACCAATTATTCAATTTAATGATGATACTCAACAAAGAATCATTGAATTTATAGACAATAGTGAAAACTTAGAAAAAATTCATATGTATGGTGGTGAACCATTAATAAATGATTTCTATGATTTAATTTGCTCACATTTAATAGCTAATGGAAGAGCCTCAAAAATCACATTGGATCTTTCAACTAATCTGCAAGTTGATTTAGAAAGAAAAAATGAATTACATCGTCACTTTAAGAATGTACACATTGCAGTAAGTGTAGACGGTGAGGGGGATACATATGAGTACATCAGATGGCCCGGTAATTGGAATAAAATACAAAATAACTTAAAAATATTAAGTAATACTAGGAACGATTTCCATGTCTCATCAGTAGTACAAAATTTAAATATTGATAATCTGTCAAATTTGATGGTATATTTAAGCACCATTGAAAATTTTAAATATCAAAATAGTACATACCGCAAAGTAACTAGTCACACCAATATAAATGATATTAAAATTATACCAACATGGGTTATAGAGCGTGAAATAGATCGTTTAAAAGCATTAAATCAAAACATGAATTATACTATACATGCTTTAGTTAAGATGCTAGAAGCCGAAGTTGAACCATCACGTAACTTAGCATACGAAGAAGTTGCTACTTTCTTCAAACAACAGAAAGATTGGGATTCTCTTAGAAATCAAAATCTTTTTAAAACAAAGCCTCATTTTTTAGAGTTGGCCAAGCAATTTAACATCGAACCCTGGTAAGTTCTAATTGATATGGTATTTGATAAATACTACATAACTTTGGAATTCGCTATGAAAATCAATCAAATCGTACAAGAAACTACTACATCGGGATCCGTTGCCCCAGTAGAGCATAGTTTTGTCAAAATGCAAACTCGCAGTCCTAGTGTCTATGGAAATACAAAAGCAGGATCACTATTCAAAGGTAAAAAGACTAGTAAGCCTTTTGCTAACAGCATCAATGAGGGAGCAATGAACCAACTTTCAATGGACTTGAAAGGTGGAGTTGATGGATTATCTGACGAAGAATTTCAAAAGAAATATAAGATGACTAAGCAAGAAGCTCGCAAAGAGTTGACCGCTAATAGAAAAGACAACAAGAAGCCTGAAAAAGTTAACGAAGCTGACTTACAAGAAGATGATATCATAGTAGTTCCTGGTTATGGCCGCACGAGAAAAACTGGATTTACAAAGCATGGTCAAAGTCGTGTTGACCATGAAGTTGAAATGGCACGTAGTGATGTACTAGCTACAATGAAGAATGCCAGAGTAATCTACGAACTATTAAAAAATAAGTCAGAAGAAGAAGGATTAGAAGGCTGGGTACAAGAAAAACTTATCAAAGCAAACGATTATCTAAACGCAGTAAAAGAATACTACGATGAAAAATTAATGCAACGAGAAGGCAAGATTGACTTTGCTAAAAAGATACAAAAAAACGTAGACAAGAGTAACAAGGCAGTAGTAAAGACTAGTAAAGAAGTTGGCTCAAGAGTTGCTGATATTGGTGCAGGTGGCAAAGAATATAATGTCAAAACTGACAAAGCATGGGATGATGCACACAAAGCTAAAGAAAGTAAAACAAAATGAGTAGCATTTTAAAAGGTTTACAACTAAACGAATTATCTAATAAAAAATTAGGTGACTACAAAACAGCCGCAGGTGCTGATGCTACTGCCGCTGATAAAGAAGGTAACTATAAGCGTGGCGACAAGCGTATGAGTGGTATTATCAAAGCAACTAAGAAACAGTTTGCTAATGATGAAAGAAAAAAAGATGTGACAGAAACAGGCATTCCATTTCGTGGAGTGGGCGGCGCATTCAATCGCGGTGATGATGAGCGACATGATTTAGATGTACCAAAACAAGTAAGACCTCAAGTTTGGGGCTTAAAGATCAATGGCAAAGTATGGAGCAAAGGTGGAAAATCAGTTACATTCAATAGTAAAGACGCTGCCTTGAATATAAGAAATTCTATATTAAAGAATCGTCCTGATTTAGAAATTGGTTTAATAACTAAGGGCGGACAACAAGGTATGGCGGAAGCCACTGGTGATAAACCTTTTGACAATATGATGAAGAACATATCAAAAGGTACTAATAAACAAAAAACCTTAGACCGCAAGGAACAGCAAAAACAAACTCAACAACGAGCACGTGATGCTTTTGACAATATGTTTGGTGGTGGCAATCCTGCAGACAAATTAAAAATTAGAGAGCAAGGTGTGGCGGAAGGCTCAACTAACAGTAAATCAATAATTACTGAAACACGCACATACAAGTTATGGGAAAGTGCTGGTAAGAAGTTATATGAAGCACAACTAACAGCCGATCAAATTAATCAAATTTTTCAACAAGTAGAACAGGGTGCAACAGCGGCTGGCGGTAATCGCACTATGCTTGGCAGAGGCAAAGATGCTACTGCCGCTATAAGTAAAGCCTGGGAAGAGTTAAAAACTAAAGTACAAAATTCAGGACCTATTAAAGGTGTTGACGCTATGTATGACAAGGCTGCTGAACAATTAAAACAAGCAACTGGTGGCGATCAAGGTGTCATGCAGTATGTTCAGAAGTATCGTGATTTTGCTAAAAAACATCCAATTGCACAGAGTTTAATTTATTCAGCATTGATTGCGGCTGCTGGTATTTCAGGTGCAGGTATTGGTGGTGCAGCCGCATTAGGTCTATTCAAACTAGTAGACAAACTATTGCAAGGCGAAAAGTTCAGTAGTGCCGCATACGCCGGTGCTAAAACTGGTGGCATGGCTTATGCCGCTGGCCAGATTGGTCAAGCGTTAAAAGGTACGCCTCAACAAGAATTACCCGGAGCACAAGGAGCACCTGGTCAATCTGAACTAGATCAAATCTATATGAATCGTGCTCAAGGGATGCAAGGCTCGGGTTATACGCAAACTGCAACTGGTCAAACAGGTGACTTTGGACAACCAACATATAATATTATACCAGATGGTGGTGGTAGTTCGTATGACCAAGCATTCAAACAAGGTCTTGCAAAGTTTGCTGTCAACCCTAGTAACCCAAGCGCAAACGATATAATGCGAGCCAAAGACTATGCAGGAAAAGTAGCTTCTGGTATGCTTAAGCCTGTTAAGGAATCAGTAGAACTAACTGAAAGTCAAATCTTCTTACTGATCGGTAAGATAGTTGAACGTCACCGCAAACTTGATGAAGGGATCATGGACACCATCAAAGGCGCCGCAGGTAAGGCAGTTGACTGGGCCAAGACCAAAGGCACTAACTTAACAACTAAAGTTACTGCTGACAAACTATTACAAGCATGGAAGAAAGCAGGTAGCCCAACTGACAGCTTAGACATTGCTAGTATTGTTCAACGAGCTGGCGTGCCAACAGCTACTATTAAACAAGTGTTTACTAACATGAAAATACCAGTGCCAGGTCAACCAGCAGTGGCAGCAACACCAGGTCAACCAGCAGTGGCAGCAACACCAGGTGCTAAACCAGCAGTGGCAGCAACACCAGGTGCTAAACCAGCAGTGGCAGCAACACCAGGTGCTAAACCAATTCAGACAACTACACCAGCTATAGTATCAGCACCGGCGGCAGCACCTGCAACCAAAATGGCAGTTCCTGCTCAAAAAACAACTATACCTCAAGTAGCACCTGTGGCTAAAGCGGCCGGAGCTACAGCACCTCAGGGGTTTAATGCTAGTAATGTAATGAAGATGCCTGGTATGGAAAAGTACGCTAAACCAGCAGTTGCAAAACCTGCGAATTTCAGCGGTGGCCCAACTGGTTACTCTAGTATGAATACTACATTTAAACAACCAGCAGTAAAACCAGCAATGGCAGCAACACCAGGTGCTAAACCAGCAGTGGCAGCAACACCTGTTGCACGTGTAGCAGAGGAATGGAGTCAAAAATACAAAAGCAGTATCAACTGTAGCCACCCCAAAGGCTTCTCACAAAAAGCTCACTGTGCTGGCAAGAAAAAGCATAATGAAAGTATTGAGATGGAAATGGTCTGTGAGGATTGCGGAATGTGTCAAACACACGGAGATCATTCACATGACAACTTAGAAGAAGCCTGTTGGAAAGGTTATCACAAAGAGGGTAACAAAAAGATGTTTGGAAAACAATATCCAGACTGTAGAAAGAATACAAAGGAAGGTGTGGCGAAGGGCCTATCAGAAATGGACAAATCACAAACTCCGCCAGGACGAGACGGTCACGTAAGTCATGGCACATACGGTTCGAGAGACAAGAAAGATCCAGATTCTGGTAAGAAGCAATACTACGGCAAAATGGAACGCCCTGAAAAAACAACCAAAACGGCATCGGATATTCTTAACAAAGCATTTAATAAAGGTGTAGCGGAAGAACAACATAGTTGCCCACATTGCGGTGGCGAGATGGTCAGTGAAGAACTAATGAACGAAAAGAAAGATGCTTGCTACTACAAAGTCAAGAGCCGTTATAGTGTATGGCCTAGTGCTTACGCTAGTGGTGCATTAGTCAAGTGTCGTAAAAAAGGCGCAAGCAACTGGGGCAACGGCGGCAAGAAGAATGAGAGTTCTATTTTAGAAGGTATTGAACAAGCAGATGAAAGTTTACATGATTGGTTCAATAAAGAAAAATGGGTTCGCATGGATACTAAAGGAAAGATTAAAGGTCCATGTGCAAGAGAACCAGGAGAAGGTAAACCAAAATGTTTGCCACAAGCAAAAGCGCATAGCCTAGGTAAAAAAGGTCGTGCAAGTGCCGCACAACGCAAACGCAGAGAAGATCCTAATCCAGACCGGCATGGTTCAGCTATAAATGTCAACACAAAGAAAAAATCTAACGAAAATATAGGCGAGGGTTGGAGAGAAAAACTAGGCGCAGCCGCATTAGCCGGTTCTATGGCATTAGGCGCAGCCGGTGCACATGCTAGAGTTACCCCTGATGGACAAGGTGGCTTTACCGGTGGATTAAAACCCACAGCAACCGTGACAGCACCAGATAATACTCCATCTGCTACCGCACCTACTGCTTCATCTGACACATCAGATCCTTTTAAAGGTTTAGTCCGTGCTGATAGTGCCGATAGACAAGCAAAGACTATAACTGTTGACGGAAAAGAGTATGGACTTGTTGAAATATCCCCAACTGATATTAGACCACGTGGTGGACAACGAATCGTTGTTCCTCAAGCAGTATTAGGAGAACGAGGTATAGGAAACTATACAGGTATTCTAGTAGGTGATAGAGTATTTGTTATAAGTAAGTAATAAGGAATTTAAATGTTATCGGATAACTTAAAAGTACTTCTAGCAAGTACACAGGCGTTTGCTATTAAAACACAAAACTTTCATTGGAATGTTGAAGGTAGTAACTTCCCACAATATCACGACTTCTTCAATACATTGTACAAAGACGTAAATGAAACCATTGATCCTATTGCTGAATATGTCAGAGTACTAGGTGCTTATACTCCCGGTAGCTTAACACGTTATGCTGAACTAAGTATCATTCAAGACCAAACTAAAGTGCCAAGAGCAGAACTCATGTTTATGGAGTTACTACAAGATTGCGAAACACTGGGGCAACTTGTTGTTGCTATGTTTGATGAAGCAACGACTGAACGTCAACAAGGTATTGCTAACTACATGGCTGAATTACAAGACTTGTATGGCAAGAAAGCATGGTTCATTCGTGCAACATTAAAGAGAGAGCGTGAGTAATGAAGGCAAAGGAAATATATAAGGGTTTCAAAACTTATTCTGCTAAGATATTAGTGAAGAACCCTCACTATTCCGTTCATATGGATGCTATCGTAAACGCCAAAGACGTGGCGCAAGCAAGACAACTTATCAAACTACAATACAATGTAGATGATGGCAGAATTGGTACTATTAAAGAAATAAAACAATGAAAAAAATTTTAACAATGATAGTAGCAATACTATCAGCAAATGCCTTTGCTTGGGAACAACGTCAACCACTACCATTACAACAATGTCAAGTACATAGTCCTTATGGTTTCCCACAAACTATTGATGTAGCACCTATCTGCCGTCAAGCATACTTAGTAGGCTACGATGCGTCAGCTAAACTACCAAAGTTTGTGACGTATGAGCTATTACCACAAAATGCATTAGGATGTGTAGCAAGAACAAATGCTTTTGTAGCTGACCAATCAGTACCAAATGGTGCTAGACCAGATGACTATGCTGGTACAGGCTATGACAAGGGACATATGAGTCCAGACGGTGACCTATCATGGGATACTCAAGTGGAGTTTGAAAGTTTTTTAATGACCAACATGAGTCCACAAGCTGGTTCATTAAATCGTGGAATATGGAAATTACTAGAAACTAGTGTACGTGGTTGGGCAGTTCAGCACAATCAAAGTTACATTGTTTATGTAGGTGGAGTATATAATGCACAAGACAAGAAAATCGGCAACGGCGTCGTTGTTCCTCATGGTTTTTACAAGATTGTTATCAATAATCAAACTAAAGAAATAGCAGGATGGCTATTCCCTCATACTGCCCCTTATCCTAACTTGGGTAATGACTTAACTAAGTTTCGTGTTACAGTAGCACAAATTCAGCAACAAGCTGGTGTACAATATGCGTTCCCAAAAAATGCTGTTGAATTGCAACCCGGCAAAGAGTGGAGTGTGGATTACGGTGCATTAACTAATGCTAAAAGAACTAAATGTAGTAAAAATTTAGAATAAAGATAAATATAGTATAACAGGAGAAAAAGTTATGATTACAAAATTAGGCAAAACTGGAAAAACAAATCACGTGTTCACATCGGAAAAAGAATTTACGTTTTTAGAAGATTGGATACTCCAAACTAAAGGAAAAGATTTCCATGCTAGTTGGAAATTGCTTGAGCCTACTGACATAGAAGCAAGTACTGTATATGAAGAATGGAAAACCGTTAACGGTATTACTCATATTATGACAGAAGACGAGTGATCGTTTAGTTGAATGCGTATTGGGGAAGTTTTATCAGAATCAGCAATAAATAAACTAGCAACAAAATTGCCTAGCTTAGAAAAGCACGACTATACTACTCTAGATAAGCTACTACAAACCGTAGCCAAACAACACAATCTTACTGGAAAAGCGTTACATGACTTATTTGTTAAAAAATTTCATACAACACCAGATAATTGGATTAAGAACAAAATAGATGAGGATGATGTTGATTCTGATTTGCAAAATGAAGTTGACAAATTCTGTGAGTGGGCTTGTCAACAACTTCATGTACAAAATAAACCACATATTGAATTGAGCATGGATACTGAAGAAGCTCAAACAAATCATCACACCGGAGGTCATGTCATGGGAGATGATAATATTTGGGTATACGTGAATAATCGCAATCTAGTTGATGTCTTACGCACAGTATTCCATGAATTGGTACATGTTCGTCAGGGTGAGTTGAACATGATATCACCGGGAGACAGTTATCCCGGTAGCCCGATTGAAGCAATGGCAGATATGCTAGCAGGCAAATATATTAAAATCTATGGTGAAAAGAATCATAAAATTTTTCAATAATACTGATAGTTGTATAAATATTTTGCTATGCTAAGTTATACTTTATCTAAAGATACCACAATCATTCAAGTTAACATTAAATTACTAGATACTAATTTTGCAAATAAGTGGAAAGATTATTTAACTAGAACTATTAAGCGATTACCTAATCTTGCTTGGAAGCCCGGGTATAATCCTATAGTTAATTATGTACCAATAAATCCATTAAACACTTTTGAAAAGTTAAAAGAATCATTTGTGTTATTACAAAAACATTATGGAACTGATTATTCATTTGAAATTAATGAACTAGATAACTTAATTCAGAATCCTAAGGAATTAACACAATCACACTTAAATTTGTGGAACCGTCACTTCACTACAAATGCTAGTGACTTTGTTACAAATATAGAAACAAATCATTTAATACCCCATACTGACACGCCGGATCATATTATCTTTGCAACCATACATATGTTAAATCAGTGTACTCACAATTTAGAATCTTTTATATCTTTTACACGTAGGGATAGTGTACGCATTGCGCCCCTGAAAAATAAAACATTTTATAGCATCCGATCGGCAGATGCTATAAATTTAAACGACAGCGCATCATTATGGGGTAATGGTATGATTGAGGATCCTGAGGAAGATTTTACATTTAACAATGAATATCGTCACACTGTTTGGATGGCAGATGATATTGAAGGCAAGGATCACTTCAAATGTTGGTATGACGAAGATGACGCATTAAATGACCATGTACATGGTAATATGTTCATGTCTCCAAATATAATGATTGATCCAGATATGATCTACGCCACTATAATGGATGATCCAAAATTTAAGCAATTCGTACTTGATTCTAAAAAACCAATTAATAGATATCCAATTGGAAATATAGTTGATGTTGACACTATAAATTGGAATGTTTTTAAAAAAGGTAAACTAATCTCTATCGTCTTAGATGGTGAAACATTATGGGAATCATCATAAAAGGTTTCCTTATTAACTAGGTAATTAAAATTGTTTGTGTTATAATAACATAAATGATTAAATTAACAGTTCCATTACCCAAACAATTAACAGTAGCCTTTAGTGGTGGTGTAGACAGTTGTGCCGCAGTTGATTTTCTAAGTAGAAAGCATGATGTTATTTGTGCTTTCTTTCATCATGATACAGAGAATAGCGAACGGGCATATGAGTTTGTTGCTAACTTTTGCAATGATAGAAAACTATCATTAATCTTTGCTCGTATTAGTGAACCAGTTGTTCCAAAAGGTATCAGTCAAGAAGAACATTGGCGCGATCAAAGATATACATTTCTACAAACATTAGGTCCCGTCATTACAGCACATCACTTAGATGATTGTGTTGAAACATACATCCATTCGGCACTTAATGGCACACCCAAAGTTATCCCTATGATTCGCAACAATGTGTTGCGACCATTCTTAACAACACGCAAGAGTGAATTTATCTCTTGGTGTCAACGACACAATGTACCCTGGATTGAAGATTCAAGTAATCAAGATTCTAAATACATGCGTAACTACATTCGCAACGAATTAATGCCACATGCATTGCGAGTTAACCCAGGTTTGCATACTTTGGTAAAAAAAGTTGTTGAAAAGCAACGATAATTTGTGTATACTAGTATTTCAAGGAGAAATTATGTCAGATTACAACAGAACCTTTAATGGTGACGCAAAGATTAAACTAACGCAATTGATTAACGAGGGCATGACAGTCATGCACGAAATTGATACATTGAATGGCGGTTTAACAGATACTATCAAAGCAGTAGCAGAAGAATTGGAAATCAAAGCCAGTACACTGAAGAAAGCTATTCGTATTGCACACAAAGCAAGTCTCGGTCAGACTACCAAAGACCATGACGAACTTGTGACGATTTTAGAGACCGTTGGTAAAACCCTTTGAGTTACGTTGACGCTATTCACAGTAGAGATGAAGATCGTATCTATGTAGTAGAACGGGATAATAACGGCAAGCGTCAATACAAAGAATATCCTACAAACTATGTAATGTATTATCCTGATCCTAAGGGTAAACAGCGTAGTATCTATGGTGATCCAGTGAGTCGTTTCAGTACACGTAAACGACAAGAGTTTGAAAAAGAAAAGCGCATCCATTCAGGTAAGAAATTATTTGAAAGTGATGTACCTGTTGTCTTCCGTTGTCTAAGTGAAAACTATCTAGGTGTTGACGCACCTAAATTACATACTTGTTTCTTTGACATTGAAGTTGACTTTGATCCTGTCAAAGGCTTCAGCCCTACTAGTGACCCATTCAATCCAGTTACTGCTATCAGTTGTTACTTAGACTGGCTTGACCAATGTATCACATTAGTCATTGCTCCCAAACATATGTCTAGTGAAACAGCTAATGAAATCACTAATGAGTTTGGGAACACAATGTTGTTCAAGACTGAGAAAGAAATGTTTGATGTGTTTTTTCAATTGATTGAAGATGCAGATGTATTAACTGGTTGGAACTCAGAGGGCTATGATATACCTTACATGGTCAATCGTGTTACTAGGGTAATGAGTAAAGATGACACACGCAAGTTTTGCTTGATGGGTCAATTACCTAAAGCTAGAGAATATGAACGATTTGGTAAATCAGAAACTACATACGACTTAGTTGGTCGTGTACATCTTGACTATTTACAACTCTACAAAAAGTACAACTATGAGTCTCGCCACTCATATAAGTTAGATTCTATTGGTGAGATGGAAGTAGGCGAGAACAAAACTGTATACGAAGGTACTCTTGACCAGTTGTACAACAAAGACTTCAAAAAGTTTATCGAGTACAACCGACAAGATACTATGTTGTTGGTGAAGATTCACAACAAACTTAAGTTTTTAGAATTAGCTAATCAACTTGCACATGAGAACACTGTACTGTTACCAACAGTTATGGGTTCTGTGGCAATGATTGAGATGGCCATTTTTAATGAGGCCCACGCACGTGGATTGGTAGTTCCTGATAAAAAACGAAAGACTGAAAATGATAATGAAATTCAACAAGCGGCAGGTGCCTTCGTTGCTACTCCCAAAAAAGGAATGCACGAATACGTCGGGGCAGTTGACATCAACTCGCTCTATCCCTCGGTTATTCGTGCCCTCAACATGGCAGGAGAAACAATCGTTGCACAAGTCAGACAGACAATCACAGACCAGTACATGAGCGACAAGGGCCTTCGACTAGCAAGTGAAAAGAAACGCTATAAAGAAGGTGACGATGATGTGACTGGCGCTGTTCTATGGGAAAACTTGTTTGGTTCACTAGAGTACACTGCAATTATAAATCAAGAACGAGGTACCATGCTTACTGTAGACTACGAAGATGGTCGCAGTGTAGAAATGAGTGCGGCAGAGATATGGAAATTAGTATTTGATAGTCATAAGCCCTGGATGCTAAGTGCAAACGGCACAATCTTTACTTATGAAAAAGAGGGCGTTGTTCCCGGACTATTAAGTCGCTGGTACTCAGAACGTAAAGAAACACAGAAGCTAGCAAAAGAAGCGTATGGCACTGACAAATATGATTATTATGATAAGCGTCAACTTGTTCGTAAGATTTTGTTGAACTCAGCATACGGTGCATTGTTGAATGAACATTGTAGATTCTACGACAAGCGTATAGGTCAGAGTGTTACATTAAGTGGCAGGCAGATTGTTCGTCATATGATGAGTAACATCAATGAAACGGTTGAAGGTGTTTATTCGCATGAGGGCAATGCCATAGTCTATGGTGACACAGACAGTTGCTACTTTACTGCATACCCTATTCTCAAATCGCAAATAGCAAATGGTGAGCTTGAATGGAACAAAGAAACTTGCATTGGTCTATATGATAGTATTGCCGATCAAGCTAATGATTCATTTCCGGGATTCATGGAGAAAGCATTTCACACACCTCGCAAGAACGGTGAGATTATCAAAGCTGGACGAGAACTAATTGGTGATCGTGCTATCTTTATTGTTAAGAAACGATATGCTATCAACATCTTTGACAAAGAAGGTAAGCGTAAGGACAAAGATGGCAGTGCAGGTGACATCAAAGCTATGGGTCTTGACTTGAAACGTGCTGACACACCTAAGTATATACAAGAATTCTTAATGAATGTGTTGCAAATGGTCCTTCAACAAGGTAAAGGTCGTGATGAAGTTATTGAAGCAATCAAAGACTTTAAGCGTATCTTGTCATCACAAGACAGTTGGACTAAGGGTTCACCTAAAGGTGTAAACAAACTTACATACTACGGTGACTTGGAAGCTAAAAGTAAAACTGGCAGAGCAAACATGCCCGGGCACGTTAGAGCCGCACTTAATTACAACTACTTGCGTAGAGTTAATGGTGATAACTATAGCCAGAGTATCATTGACGGTATGAAGGTAGTTGTTTGTAAACTAAAATCTAATGCGTTAGGGTTTACAAGTATTGCTTATCCTGTTGATGAACTACGACTACCTAAATGGTTTACTGAATTACCGTTTGATGATGCTGAAATGGAAAAGACATTAGTTGATGAAAAGATTGATAATTTACTAGGTGTGTTGGGTTGGGATATTCGTTCTAATACAGACACAAAGAGTACATTTGATGATTTGTTCTCATTCGGGTGAATTGATGTTGCATTTCGCAATAAAATCCACTATAATACACATATAAACAACCTAAATAATTCTATGATATCTCAAATTGAATTTGCTAGAAACAATAACTTTCCTTTAAAATTATTTGTTAGGGAAAATGTGTTAAGTGTAGAGATGTGTAATAATATTAAAGAGTTTACAAAAACTGAACATTCTGGATGGCATCGTTCTATTAATCGTACACCAAAGCATTGGGATATTGAATGTCACACTTGTAGAATCCCACTAGAGTGGGACAATGGTGAATTGCATAAATTACTATCACCAGTCTGGGAAGAAGCAATTGAATATTACGGTATGAATGTAACTCATGTAGAACATTATGAGGTAAAAAAATACAGTGAAGGTGATTACGTTACAGAACACGTTGACCAGTTTTACGGTAAAGCAGGAATTGAACGAAAATTAACGATGCTTGTTCAATTAAGTGACGAGTCTGATTATGTTGATGGTGATTTACATGTGATCAGATATCCAAGAAGCAAAACTATAGGATCATTGGTAATTTTACCTGCATTCTATTTACATGAAGTAAAAACAATAACATCAGGAGAACGCTGGTCACTGAATTGTTGGGCATGGGGCCCATATTGGAAATGACCAGACTAGTTGTATATTCTATAAAAAATGTATACAATTCAACATACAAAGGAAAAACATGAAAGATAATTTACAAGACTTGATTCAACATACACATGGCTTAGGCAATGTTGACTTAATCAAAATCACAGGTACAGATCAAGAGACACAAGTTAACGCAGTAGCAGAAGACAAATCTGTTATTGTTAGTGGTTCATTTAAGAATCCAAATGCAGGTTTTATTGGTACGTTTGGTATGCCTAACTTAGGCAAATTAAAAACAATTTTAGGCTTTGATGACGTTTATGATTCAGATGCTAAAATTAATATTACATATGTAAAAAAAGATGGAGTTGATGTTCCATCAGCAATTCACTTTGAAACTAAGAACGGTGACTTTGTTAATGACTATAGATTGATGAGTAAAGCAATTGTTGAAGAAAAAGTCAAAACTGTTACCTTCAAGGGTACTACATGGAATGTTGAATTTGAACCTACAATTGCAGGCATTCAACGACTAAAGAAGCAAGCAAGTGCTAACAGTGAAGAAGATCATTTTACATTGACTACAGTTAATGGTGACTTGAAAGCTAACTTTGGTGATCCATCAACTCACAGTGGTAACTTTGTGTTTCAAGCTGGTGTAGGTGGAACATTGAACAAAACATGGAACTGGCCTGTTAAGGTATTCTTGGCAATCATGGATCTTCCCGGTGACAAGACAATTCGTGTAGCTGATGCTGGTGCAACTGAGATTACAGTTGACAGTGGTTTGGCAACATATCGTTACTTACTTCCAGCAAACGCAAAATGATTGACTATGTACACGGCGGTATATTCATGAATGTAACTAGTACTAAAGGGGCAACTCCCTACATCAATACTGGTCAACCAATAACAGGCATGGTATCATTTGATGGTGTTAGTCAAACTATGAAAGTTTATGATGGTCATGGTTGGCAAGCTGTTGGTGGTGGCACTGCTACTGTTAATCTATCGCATGATGCTATCAGTATACTAAAGTGGGCTGAACAGAAAATGCTAGAAGAAGCCGAGCGCAATAAATTAGCAGAAACAAATCCCGCTATCAAAGACCTTGTTGAACAGATTAAACAAAAAGAAGAACAAATAAATATGGTTCAAACTCTACTTAATAGTCCAGGTCATAATGAAATCAAAAATTCTATGGTACCATAATGGAACAAGTTAATTTATCAGCAAGTCATAATCCCGATTGGGCATTGTTCTTACCTGCAGTCAGTAGTTTTTATATTGCTGGCTTGGGTAAGCAACGTGAGGGCGAAGTATACTTTGAACCTCAACGTATACCTGCACAATTCAATGGTGATGTTGAGAAACTGAACTTTCTTAATAGCAAAGAAGGATTATACTATTACAAGTGGGGTTTGTATAGTGCAGGTCATGCTAACTTAGATACTACCAAAGATGATCCTAACGAAAGTATCATTCGCAAACGTGAAAGTGGTACATTCATGTTGGGTGACAGTGGCGGCTTTCAGATTTTAAAGGCTCAGTGGCCAGCAGACTGGAAAGATCCTAACTGTCCACGTGCTATGGTAAAACGTAAAGCTGTATTGAACTGGATGGACACATACATGGACTATGGTATGTGTTTAGATATCCCATCACAATCTCTATCTACATTTCATATCAAAGATCCAAAGACAGGTAAGAGTGCTCATGGAATCAGTACAATTGAAGAAGCTATTAGTGCTACTCATATCAACAATGAATACTTTATTAAACATCGTAATGGTAACTGTAAGTTCTTAAATGTGTTGCAAGGTCGTAATCATACACAGAGTGATGATTGGTATGAAGAAATGAAAAAGTATTGTGACCCAAACATCTATCCAGATAATCACTTTAATGGTTGGGCATTCGGGGGTCAGAACAAGATTGATGTACACTTGATGTTGCGTAGACTTGTTAATATCATACATGATGGATTACTAGTAGAAGGTAAACATGATTTGATTCACTGTTTGGGTGTATCAATTTTAGAGTATGCGGTACTCTTCACCGACATTCAAAAAGCTATTCGTAAGTATCACAACCCTAAACTACAGATTACATTTGACTGTGCAAGCCCATTCTTTAGTGCGGCTAAGGGTCTAGCATATTTTAACACAGCTATTGAACATAACAAGAAATGGTCTTATCAAATGGAAAAGACTGCTGAGAAA